ATATCATAGGTATATGTTCCTGGTTTATCATCTACTTCTCCAAGAAATATTCTTGCTGTTCTAAAGTCTCCAGATTTTATGTATCCCATCATAATATCTTCATATTCGTCTTTAAATTTGTCTTCTCTTTTTGTTGCTTCATCAGCAGCTTTCTGTGTTGCATTAGCTGCATCTCTTTTTTTATAGTAATCTAAAGTAGCTTCACTTCTTTTTTGTCTTCCAACTTCAGAACCTAGCTGTCCTAATACTTTTGACAATGTGTCTGTTGGACTAGTTGTTACTTTTGGGAATAAAGTTCTTCTTGCCATTACGTTCCTCCTGATTCATCCATTTGTTGGTACATATTATATACATCATAAGCTAATTGTTGTAAATGAGAAGCAGTTAAGTTGCTATGAGCTTGGCTTACAAAGTATTGAAATGCTTGTGTAGCATTACCAAGGTCTCCAAACATTCCTGAATACTGTTCTAGTTGCTGAGCAGTCATACTTGAGCCTCTAGGTATATTGGTATATCCAGTATATCCTGATTCAGTTCCAGCTCCCTTGTCTTTCTCTCCTCCAGATGACAGTATGTTAAGAGCTATTTGAGATTGAGAATTTATAAAGTCCATTAAAGAACCTTCCAATACTCCCATTTGATTTCCTATAGATTCTTGTGCTCCAGCATATTTAGACTGAGTTTGCTGTCCTAATTGTAGTAAATTTTGTTGTCCAGCTTCTCTAGTAAGCCTTCTTCTTTCTCCTTGTCTACCTCCAACAAGACCAGTAGTACTTTCTTGTCCTATCATTTTTAGTAAACTATCTTGTAGGTTTGCTTGCATTGACTCTGTTCCAGCTTGAAATTGTTGTCCTATTTCTCCTAACAATCTTGACTCTCTATCCATTAAAGACTGTTGGGCGTCGTAATATCCAGCAATATCAAATTGTCCAAATAAATCAGCATATTGAGAAAATCCTAATTGACTAGCAGGGTTCATTAAATTATAGCCGCTCTCTCCTATAGAAGATAGTATGTCTTCTATGCTAGAAAACTGAGAAGTGTATTGACCTCCATATGTAGTAGGTCCATAATTAGGAGTGCCAGAACCAGGAGTGCTTCCGCCACCAGGATTACCATCTCCATCTCCATCTCCATCTCCACCGCCAGAACCACCGCCAGTATTACCGCCGCCGCCGAACGGGTCATCATCTGTTTTATAATTAAAATTAAAATTAGGTTTCATAAATCCACCTGGTTGACCCATTTTTTGTGGGCTCATACCAGTAAAAGATGACTGCATTTGTTTTAGTATATCGTCGTACATTGCCATTATTAACTACCGCCCATTGGTATAGCTGTTGAAGGTTCTATAAAATCATCTTCTTCATCTCCAGTTGGCGGAGGAGTTTCACCATCTTCCATGCCTTTTAAACCTGTAAACATTCTATTCATGTTGTATATAGTATACGCATCTGCTAACGCACTAGTCATATTTAATAAACTTTGTTGGTCTGCTGCGTCTTGTATAAATAGATTAGTTGACTCAATGTCTCTACTTAAATCTCTTCTTGATTGTTTTAAAAATCTACCACCTGGTAAAGAGCTTGATATATTTGCCCTATAAGGGTCTACTGAACTTCTTCCAAGTAAAGAAGCTCCTGCTCCTATTGCTGTTCCTATAGCTGGAGTAATTGCTGGAAAAGCTAAACTTAAACCAGCGCCAAGAAGTGTTCCAAATAAACCTCTGCTACTTCTTCTGTTTGCTCTTCTTTGCATTTCTCTTTGAGCTGCTTGTACATCGCTTTGATATTTAGACCTAGCTTCTTCTACATCTTGCCTTTCTTCTTGAACTTCCATGCCCATATCAAGCATATTTGATTTGTTCATAAATTCTTGCTCTGCTCTAAGTCTTCCTATTAATTGTGAAAAACTTGCCATTATAATTTACCCTCCGTTAATTCTAAAAAATGTTCTACACTACCAGCACCTTCTTCTGTGTTATAGTGTTTTTTCCAATACTTTGCTAATTCTTTTTCCCCTTCTTTAATTGGTTCTGGTATACGCCAGTACTTAATTCTACAATGTAATATACCAGCGCTGATATTAGTACGAAGAATCCAATCCCAATCGTCAATGTTAGCATCAATAAAATAATAAGGGTCAATCCCAAGAATATCAGCAGATGCCTGAAGCAAGTCAGGGCGAGATGATATAAAGTTTTTACAATTGTCGACGGCTGTGCTGGGCTCCACTTGCCAAAAGCTTCTTGCAGGACCTCTACCAATTTGTTCGATATATTCGTACTTGCTTTCCACAAGCCCTGTAGCATATACGATATCCAATGCTTCTTTTTTTGCATATTTGTCTCCCATCTGGACACAAACATCTTTAATTAAATCTTTGATTTGTTTGCTATTTACGCCCATTGTTTCTCCTCTTAGGTTTAATAAAAATATTATGAGTATAGCTAGAATGTACCTCACCGCTATAAAATACTAAAAATTTGTCGTCTATGTCAAGATAATTCATCGTTCTTTATTCCTTAATTATAAACTGTCCAGAAGTAGAGGACTGTTCTGTTTCTCCTGCTTCTACCGAACTGTCTCCAGAGCCAGGCATTGAAAAGTATGCGTTCTTTCCTCTAGCAACTCTTACTCCATCTTTAATTACTTTAATTGCATCTTTCTGCGGTTTTTTCACATCAGAATGTTGTGCAAATGTTTTTAATTCTTTTTGTTCTGCTGGTCCTTTTTGTTGTACAAACTCTAGTTCAAACAACTTACCAAATTCTTTTCTAACAACTTTTAACCTACCATTATGGTATTGTATAACTTCTTCTCCATTCTTCATTTCGCTTTTACCAACAGCTCCACGTTTTACTTGTTTGTTAGTTCCAGCTACTCTTCTACCTTTTAATAAAGCCATTATCTTTGTCCTTTTGCTCTTAATATAACAGATAAGTCTTGTAACTCAAAATCTGCTGCTGCAGTTCCATCTATTTGTATTTGCATAGATTTGCCACCTCTATTAGATGATAATAATAAGAACTCTTCTGTTGCTAATGATGAAGAATCCATAACATTTTCTAGTCCAGTTGTTACAAACTCATCACTAGGAGATGCTCCGTTTCTTCCTACTTTAATGTTAGCAGTACTGCCGTTATTACTATAAGTAGCATATACTGAATAAAATCTTTTATCTACAGAAGGTAATCCAAAATCTATTTCTTTTGTTTTTATATCTATAGTTTGAGACCTAGGTGTAGGGTCATATCTTTTAAATGTACCACTATCTGGTAAACATACTAGCTCTTCATTAAATACTACAAAGTTTGAAATTTTATCTCCTTCTAAAACATGAGTACTGTTAATATTAACAATAGACTTTGTTTGTATATCATATAAATATCCTGCAGGAGTTGTGTCGTTTGCGTCTCCTACAACAATAATTTGATTCTTTTTAGGTATAAACCCTACAACCGCTGTTTCTTCGTTGATGTTTGTTTGCCAAGTTTCATCTTTTATTGTAGTTGATAGTTTAGAAATATCTTGACTATATGAAAACATACCATGCTCATTTACCCAAACTAAACCTACATCTGATTTAGTAACAGCTGCAGGAGAACTAACTCCTCTGTTTTCTAATTCAGCTTCTACATACCAGCCAGCATCAGAACCTGTAGCTATGTTAATTACAAATAATTTATTCTTTTTATATACAAATAATTTATCTTGAAACTCTGCTAGTTTTACAATTTCATCACCGTCATTAGTCCCAACATCTAAATAAAAACTTTGTGGAAACAAATCATACTTTCTTACAGGAGTATATTGTATTCTATCTCCCATTACTTTTGTTGTACCTTGAGAATCTTTATATCTAACATTTGCTACAAAAGCTCTTTGGTTAGCAACAACTGCAGTTTTATATCCATAAGTTCCTTCTCCGTTAAATGATATTTCTTTTTCATCTGACAAATAACCATTTATAGTAGCATAAGTATCTAAACCAGGTTGTTTCATTGCATAAGCTCTTGTTCCTGCAGCTCTGTTTTTTGTATCATTGGTAACAACATAATCTCCTTTATCTACAAAAGAATCAAATTCATCAGCTAAAGATATTCTTGAACCTTGTTCAAAGTCTATATCTAACAACATAGTAAACTCATCATCAGGATTGTTAATATCTCTTAAGTATATTCTCATTCCTTGTATTTCAGAAAGTTTTACCTCTCCATCTCCTATAGAAACACTTATGTTTGGAAATTGTCCATCTGCAAGAGTAATTGTACCTCCAGAGATATTGTCTAAACCTGTAGATATTAAAGATTCTTGTCCTCCGTAATATACGTAACTAGCTCCTATTGCGTAAGTGCTAGCACCCCAAAGTCCATCTGTTCCACTAGCATCTGTTTGTACTATAAAATCAGCACCACTAGGGTCTTGTCCTTCTTCAGCTCCAGAAGACGCAGATGTACAATCAGAGCTAGAACTATCTTCAAAGTCCGCATCTAAAGGTCCAGCAAATTTGTCTCCTACTAAATCCATCGTTTCTGAAAGAGCTCCATAAGGAGCAGATGTTCTTACTAGTCTTTGCAATGCAATAGTTTTAGAACCTGTGTTTGACAAGTTGCCATCAGAAATTCTTAAGCCTCCATCTGCATAATAATATACAGGTAATACATCTGTATCGCTTGAAGATAAATCTGCTTGAACACCTCCATTGTCCCAAGCTCCCAAAGAACTTGACTGTCCTACATATACTCCACCATTTCCATTTGTATATACTAAATGTTCTCCAGTAGTAGTTGTACCAGTTGATTCTGGTGGACCATCTGTATTTATTTTAAATAATCCATATGCAGGTTCATGATTAGTTACATCGCTAGTTATAGAACTAGCTAGGTTTTTAAACTCTCCGAGCGTACGTATCCTACCAACAGAGCTTACATCTACATTAGTAGCTTCTGCAAGAAAGTTGTCTCCAATATCTCTTGCAGAATCTCTATTATTCAGACCGCCGTCAAATTTATTTAATGGTACTGAAACTTTGGGCATTTAACACCCACATCCACATTCGCAGTTCATATTATCTCCTATTTTTTATCTAGTGTCTTTTTCACTTCTGCCCATAGTTTGTCATCTAATTTGTTAGATG